TCCAAAGTAAAATGCATCTTTATAATCTTCTAATTCAGCGAAACTGTGTACGAAAGTTCCTGCATCAACATATTCAGGAACTACTCCGTTGTTTTCGTCAGTATAAATTCTAGCTACTTGCATGTCGCAAACTGCCAAATCTTTATCCGTCTTTTTTTTAGTCTGATCCCATCCGTTTGTTTTTTTAGAAAAGTCAATTAGGATTTCCTCAGAAATCTCCTGCATAGGTCTTTCTTTAATCTGAGTGTAAAGCCTTAGTTCTTCTTCGTCCTGCGGAACGTAACCCTTCTCTGTTAAGTCTGGAAGTCCAAGAGCTGCTGCTTTTTCAAGCATAGGATTAGCAGCCATATTTGTTTTGTGTCTGTCGTACTTTTTCTTTTTCTCCAAGCTCGAAAATCTATCTATTGATCTAACGTCGATTCGATAGTAGTCTTTACTTATGCCGTTAACCACTTTATTAACAAACTTCTCTGCATAGTTGATCGGAGTGAAATCTAAATTATGCAAAGTAAGGTCTTCCGGTTGCCTTGAGATATGCTGCTTGTCGCTATCTAAGTCATATTCACCGCGAACGAAACGTCTTAATTCGTCAATCTCCTGATGTTTTTGACTGAACAGGCATTTGTTAGTAATCATTCCTCCTCCAAACCATTCTTGCTGTATAGCATTGGCCCATTTTAATCCGTATGAAGGATCCTTTTTATCAGCCTCAGAAGCTAGTGGGTCTGGGATTCCCATTACTTTTCTGGATTTCAGTTTATCATTCATTACATTGCTAATTTTGAAACAGCGCCACTATTATCGTAGGTAGTAAACGGTATAGTAACAGGCTTCGATTCAACTTCTTTTTTGACAGTTCGTTTTTGATTTCCTACATCGGCCAAACTCGCCCCAATGTACGCATCAAATTTAGTTCTATTATTGGTATCAACTTCCTTGTATTGATATAATGTTCGTGTAAATGGCATATCCCCCATTTCTCCTTGAAGACGGTAGGAATTATCTCTGGCAACGCCTATATGATCAGCAACAAAAGCTTCAGTTGCATAGAATTGAGCCTCGCCAATTTTAGCGTCCTGCTGCGGAGCACCGCCAAATTCTTGCTCTGTTGGAGATAAATCATTCCATCCTTTCTTAAATGGATTGTTCATGCTGAAATGTCTAAATCCCCACTCTTTAATTTTTGCCAAAAACCTTTCGTTGGATAGCTCAGATAAGAACGGTATACTATAATATATAGATACCATAAGTACGTCCTCGAAAAAGTATTCAACCTTTTTAGGCCTGTCGATGTACTCAAGTATCTGCGCATTGTTAGGTAGGTAGTCGCAAGTATGAGTTTTGGTTTTAAGGATTATAGCTCCTTTAGAACCACGTCCATCTGCGTTCTTACTTCTGTTATAAGGGTCAACTCCAAAAGTTCCAATATGTCCAGCTAAAGGAGCGTTTGCTAAGATGCCTCCATTCTTTCTTACAAGCTCGTATTTATTTCTGAACTCCTCTGGTGGGTGGCAGCCTTTCTTTATAAAAAACCTTCCTTTATCTGGGTCTGGACTCCATCGTACAGTGCCAAATCTAATACCGTCTACCCAAGTGAAGTTGCCTCTCTCTACATCATTGTTACCATTCCAAGTTCCTGTTTCGCTATTGTAAGTATCGTTTAATTCCCAGTTGTTGTGCTCTATCTGCTCATCAAGTTTTGTTTCGTCAAATTCACAATCGCCACTTTCATTCCGGAAGGCATCCTCTACTTTCTCTGGGTTTTGACGCATAAATTCATTAAGCTCTTCTGGATCGTCCTTTAGAGCTTCAATACTGTTTCTTAAGAAGCTTTTAGCTCCAATCTCAACGTATACGCCTTCATCGGTTTTGATTGGCTTGTTAGGATCTTCGAGTATAGAGAAACCGTACTCATCAAACATACCTTCAAGACAATACTTTGCTGCAATAAAAATTCGGTATAGTCCTGATTTAGTTTGACCGTTGGCATCTCGTTTATTGCAATCACTTTGATCCCATATTTTTTTGTATTCGGAACCTCCTTTTTTTAAAGAGTTTACCGTAGAAACAACCATGGACTTGCCAGTAATGATAATACCTTTTCTGTGAGAAGTTTTTACGATACCCCAGTACTTAGAGAATGGCACGTCTTTAGGGTACTTACCAGACTCATCAATAAGCGATCTAAAAATAGCATCACCATCCATTGCGTTTAAGTCGGTGTTGTGCCATTCAACCATAGTTCCTAAACCATTACCCATGGAAATAGAAGAGCCTGCTGACTTTCTCTTGGTTGCTTCCTCAAGGTTTAATTTTTTCTTAGGGTTGTTAGTACCATCCCATATAGGCCTGAAAAAAGAAGGAAGTCTTTTAAATGCTGCTATGTATCTTCTGAATATCTTTCCAGCATCTTCACCTTTCTTAGAAACCATGCCTAGCAACTTGTCTTCATTCAAGGTAGCTGCATCAATCATTTCCATAATAGCCAACAAGGAAGCGCCCATACGTCTGTTCTTAACGTATTGCATACCGAAACATCTAGAATCAGCTTTACATGCTTCCCAAAATATCATAAGCTCATTCTGGATTACCCTGAAGTTAGGATATTCAGAAATCTCTCTCACCCACTGTACTCCAAACCAATAAGTTCCGGTTACGTAAACTGGCTTGCCTTTAAGATAAATCCATATCCCTTTATCTCTTTTTTCGTACTGTTCGTTTATGTATGGTTGATGCCTTTTGAAAACCGTATCAAGATATTCGTCAATCTGTTCTTGTTTCTGTGAAGCGTTTCCAGTAAATTTAGAAGTATGTTCATCTATGCTAGAATACTCCAGCTCTTTAGGTATCTTCTCTCTGACAAATTTCTGTTGAGATTCAATCTTATTGTGATTGATGATATCTTTCTTTTTAGGCATATCTGGTAAACCAATTCTAAGGCCCATAACCTCATAAACATCTCCTAGAGTTCCATCTTTAGAAATGATTACAACATCATGCTCTTTATTGTAGCCATACTCCCAAGACTTTAACTTATTAAGAGTCGCTTTGTCTGAAGCTTTCAGATTTAGTTTTACCTTATTTCCTAAATAGTATATCATTAACTTTTAGCTCTTCCTTTTGTTGGGTGTTGAAACCCTTTTTCTTGTTGTTTTTCCTGAGACTGATCACCGTCTCCTGAGCCTTCGCTTGCTTTTAAGTGATGCTCTAAACTTTCAATCTTATTTAGAAACACATCAACCTGATCTAAGGCGGTACTTCTTTTTTTAATGCGCTCTAATTTTTTATGCTCAGTCTCTTCTTTCCCATCCTCTTCAGACTCTCCGCTTGCGTCTTCTTCAAATATCTCAAACACATCATCAATCAAAGATTTGTATTTATCAATTAAGGAAAGAGTTTTTTCTTTTCTAAATTTTTGTACGTCCTGATCTGTCTTCATGCTACTTCTTTTTTGGCGCCAATTACATGTCTGTTTTTAAGCCAAATAAATTTGTGTCCTCTGACGTTTATTTCTACATCAGTAAATTGCTTATGAAAAATAAAGTCGTTCCTTTCAACGCCTGTTTCTTTTAACTCATCATTTAGCACTACCACTTTAAGAGGAAGCGTGTCTTGCGGTTTATCTTTACTCATATCAGGAATGAATATGGATCCAATTTGCTCAATCTCTTTTTCCTTATTTTCAGGCTGCGCCTTTTCGCACAATAAATTGTCTTGGAATCCATAAAATTCAGTTTCATCGCCCATAGAGTAGCAAATAATAAGTGAAGGATCTACTCTATATAGACTTCTCTTTCTGTCTACTAGATACTGATTCTCTTCTTCTCCAAACTTCTGGAATACCTGATTGTGTACCAAAACAGGATCGACTAATAAATTGCATCCAGGCTTAATTTCACCTTCGTAAGTCAATGGAGTTTCGAGTACTTCAAAAATATTGTTTGCCAAGTCTTTACCTGAAAAGTTTTTATCAAGCAAATACTCGAAACCGCTATCTGTTTTAGCGGTTGTCTTGTACGTCTTCGGTATGTGGACTATGAAATCTTTATGTGCTTGCATTCTATAATTTTATATGATTAATGTTTACCAAAACTTTAGTTTCTTAATCCATGTCATTGGATTTAATGATGATATTTTTACTAAAATAAATATGATCACTCCTGCTACTAAGTGAAAAAACCAGTGCCACGGACTTACTTTATACCTTACTACCTCTTCTTTATCTTCTATTGATTTATCTGAGGTTGTCTTCAGGCTCTTGTAGGTACTCTGGCCTGTAAGTAGTCTTACATTTAGGTAGTTGTTTTTTACTCCAACAGAAGCCTGATTTACCCCACTAGATTTAAGGTAATTGACAGGTTTTACGTTTCCAAGGCTATCGCACTCCAGACGTATAGAGTAGTCTGTCTTAATAGGCATACTAACGTATTCTTTTTCACTCTTAGTCGTTAAAACAGAAGTGTTGGAAGTGGTTGTTTTTTTGCTACCACAGCTCATTAAAAAAATGAGCAGAATAATGTAGGTTAATTTTTTCATCGGTCTGTAGGTAGTTTTAAACGTCTATCTATTGAGGTGTAGTGTAAGTACTCATGCATAGCATCAAAGGACGGGCATTCTTTGATGCGCTCCCAAGTGTCTATTTCTCCATTTCCGTTTTGATCGTCAGAGAAGTCTCTATGGCCACCAACCCAAAAATCTACTTCAGTGTTTTGCTCTTGGCTTTCAAGCCAGAGCATTGAATCGCTAATAAGATGTTGAAGCTTTAATTTTTGATCTGGAGTCCTAGTGTCTTTGGCAATTTTGTAATTGTCTTTTTTAACGCCACCTACATAAGAAATATGGATATACTCGTCATTAAAGCCGAGTACGCCATTGGTGATAAACCTATAGGTTGATTTGCTTGGTGTTTTAGAGTAGCCTCCGGTCCTTACGGTAGGTTTTACTAAATACCAAATTTGGCCATCTAAGTCAACAATAGCGTTATAACCTTTGCTTTTTCTCCATCCTAGAATATCCCACCAGTATATCTCAATAGCTTCTATGCTGCTATATCCAGCAGAACAATGAATGGCAACTCCTTTAATTTTTTCTGGTCTTGGCATATTTATTTATTGTCCTGAACTTGATGTTCTATGCATTTTTTGTTCCATAAGTTCAATCCTTAATTCTTCCCTAACCTCTTTAGGAAAGCCATCTAGTTTACGCTCAATCATCTTATGGTGTTCTCTGTTCTGCTCTACATCACGCTCACGCATAGAGATGAGAGCCTTGCTATTCTCGTTGGCTTGTTGTGAAAGATGTACAAAGTCTTTTCTGCCCTCTATGGCTTCACTTCTCCACACTTCTTGATCTGCATTTATTTTTAATGCCATTTTATAGGCTACAAAAGCAACACCAATAAGAATAATTCCAAGTATTCCATAATCTAGGAGTTTGTTTGAAACATTTTCAAGTTGAAAAAAAATGTAGAAAAACGTCATTTTATTATTTTAAAAAATTAATATTTAATTTCTTGATCTTATTACACTATCAAAAAGTAGTAATCAAAAACAAAACAATAGGAAAAAATATTGTAGCAAAATAATCCCATGGATCGCCTCCTGTTTTTCTATAAAACTCATCATAAATTTCCTTCCCTGCTCCTGCTACAAAAGCTAGTAGAACTCC